GGGTCTCCCCCCTACTTTAGCACAAGGATTAGGTTTAAAATGGCCCATCATCGAAAGCGGCGGAAGCCAAGGCGAGGCAGAGATGTCTCGCTCATGAACTTCGGTCCTCGATCACGCAAATACTGGATCCAGTACGGCGGCGAGTTCGCTGGCACCTCGAACGGTGTCAAGAAATTCGTTCCCGCATATACTGGTCTCCACCTTTGCAATGATGAGGTTCATCCCGGTCCTCCTTACAGAAGCGGCGGACCTCTCGTTGTCACCAAGAAGAAGGTGTTCATCGATAGGTTCGAATCGCTTTCTATGCACTATCAGAGCGTGCCTACTCAATCGTACGACGGGAAAATGGTAATTCTTCCATATATACCGTCGCCTGAGCCTGTGCGTCTCAGCCTTTCCGGCTGGGGCGCAAAAGGATGGGCACGTGCACAGCCACTACACCCAATTTACAATTTGGGTGTTTCTATCGGCGAACTTAAAGACCTTCCAGGTATGGTTTCCCAAACTATGAAGGGCCTAAAAGCGCTTGCGTCTCGTAGTGGCCCCTGGACAGGGGTCAAAACTGTACGCGAGTTCTTTATATCCGCTGGTAGAAAGGCCAGAAACTCTGGAGATGCCTATTTATACGGTGCATTCGGCGTATTGCCAATGTTGCAGGATCTTCTCTTCTTGTATAAGATGAGAGAGAAACTCAACAAAAAGCTGCGCTGGTTACATTCGCATAACGGCAAATCCATTAGGAAGAGTTTTGAGTTAGACTCTGGTGGTTTTTCTGAGAATATTGCGCGTTCTATTGCGCCGTCTTCCCAGTTCACCCCAGTGCTAGCTTCTCAGCTCTATCCATCTGGTCAGAATGTGGCCGTGAATAATCCAGCACTTAAGTCGTACGATCGACGGATATGGTTTTCGTCAAAGTGGCGATTCTATATCCCTGAAATAGTTCCAAGCATGTTCGAAGGTTTTCCCAGTGATGGGTTATCCCTCGATCTGCTAGGACTAAGTGCCGATCCAAGTATCTTGTATAAATTGATACCTTGGAGTTGGTTGCTGGATTGGTTCACTTCTGTTGGTGCGGCCGTGAGTAACATCTATACTCGCATCAAAGCTCAGGTGGTTGCTGAGTATGCATACGTTATGTGCAAAGAGCACTATTCGTATACATCACCAGGCAATCTCTCTGTTCGCCAAGGTACGAGTACAGGTGGCCCATGGTCACTGCCGGATCGGAAATTGTCTGGCGCGAGCCAGACCATCTACGATTTTCGACAGAGGGAGGTTGCAAACCCTTACGGGTTTGGGATTACTTATGGTTCACTCTCGAATTATCAGTGGTCCATCCTTGCTGCACTAGGCTTGTCTAGGGGCAGTAAACATTCTGCCCCCAGGCCATAGTAAGAGAGATATGAGATCTCTCCAACAACAAGAAAAGGATCTAACAATGTTCGCAGACCCCATCTCAATCTCGGTTGGCCAAGCCAACGCCATATCGGGAGGGACGGCAAAGTCAATGGCTCGAATTCGGACCGATGGTTACATGTCGGAGTATTCGACGTCGGACGCTCTCTTCACGGCAAAAATCACACATAATCGTGGTTCTCGCACGCGATCTGAGGCACGTATCGACTTCTTTACTCCGTACACTGATCCATCGACCGGTCTTACCAAGACTGTGTCATGTGCTGCTTATGTCGTTTTGAATCGGCCAACTGCTGGTTTCACAACCGTGCAGATGACTGATATCATTACCGGCATTTGCGGGTACATGTCACAGGCGGCCAACATGGCGAAATTTATCGCACTTGAATCTTGATCTCAATGATCAGATTCACCTGTGCGTTCGCTACGTGGACGGACTTTGTTCATTGTATCCGTAGTCATACGGATGCAGTCTTCGAGCATGTTAGGCTATGGATTGAAACCCTCCTAACTTGAGAGGATCAATGAAAAGCCTAGACATCCTTCTTGGACAACTCGATGAAGCACATTTTAAAACCTGTGCTAATATGGATCGCGATAAGGTAACAATCTTATCGCGATGCAAACACGAGGGTCTTTCCTTTCTGGGAATAACCCTTCCTGCATTCGCTGAGTGGCTCGAACAGAGCATACAAAACGGATGCATTGCGACCTCGATATACCCAAGGTTTCGAAAGAGACCTAACGGTACATCCGTCTTACCGCGCTTCTTGCACGGGTTGACGTGTCGTGTGTTTGATTCTAAAACTGGAGTGATCCTCGAAAAAGGTATTCGGGACCCGCTCGCCGTGAAGTTCATTCGGCAGATCTGCCTGTGGTACAAGAAAGTCTTCCTAGTTTGTGATCCTGAGAGGGATCGCAAGGCTAAGCAGGCTTACTACAAGCTAGATCGCAGTCTTAGAGAACATCCAAACTTCTCCAAAGAGAAGGCGTCGTCGTTAAACGCTGTCTGTCGCCGTTTTTTCCCGGCGGTAGAACGCAATTTCTGCGACGCTATCGAAGACATATCGATACTTCCGCGGCATGGACCAGGAGCTACCGCCGACAAGGCGTGGGCTAATGGAAAATATCGCGGTCGCGACTTCTTGAAGAGGTGGGACTCGTTATTGTCCTGGGAACATCTGTACGGTTTCTCAACCGTACACCAGAGCAATAGAGAGATCATTATGCCTAGGGACGAGCTGCCTGTCAAGGTAGTTTCTGTCCCGAAAACGATGAAGACCTCACGCATAATAAGCGTTGAGCCAACGGCTATGCAGTTCGCACAACAGTTGACTGCTGCTCGTCTGGTGAAGAGTCTTGAACACGCTAGGCCGATGGGCCAAAAGCGTTCATCGCCCACACTCTATTCCCATTTAAACTTTAACGATCAGCGTCCGAATCAGGAAGCTGCTCGTAAAGGATCTATGGATGGAAGTGTGGCAACGGTTGATCTCTCAGAAGCGTCCGATAGAGTCAGTTGTCAACTGGTCTCTCTCGTTTTTCGGCATAGCCCTACGCTACTTAAGCACCTCTTCGGGTGCCGCAGTACGCGTGCTATGATGCCAGATGGGAAAGTTTTCCATCTCCGAAAGTACGCTTCTATGGGGTCGTCCCTGACTTTTCCTGTGGAGGCCCTGTGCTTTCTCATGATCTGCATCGCTGCAGTTTGTGATCAGCGTAGTGTCTTCAATAGGTTAGGGCGTCCAAAGTCCCTTAGTGCGTTCGAAAACGCCCGAAAGGACATATTAGTCTTCGGGGACGATATCATTGTCCCCGCAGACTGCATCGTTAAAGTGAGAGAGTACCTGGAGGCCTTTGGCCTAAAGGTAAACGAACAAAAAACCTTCCACAAGGGAGGGTTTCGTGAGTCGTGCGGTATGGATTATATGGATGGTGTCCTTGTGACACCTACCTATCTAAGACAAGATCCGCCTCAATCACACCGTGACGCTGGTAAGTTTGTCTCCTGGGTTCATATGGCCAATCGTTTTTACAAGAACGGTTGGACTCGTACGGCACACTTGGTGTCTGACCACATCCAAAAGATGTATCAGCTCCCGTGTGTCCAGGAAACATGCGCCGGTCTCGGATGGCACTTCTTCCGTGAAGCACCTACATCCTTTCCGCGTTGGAATAAGAAAACCAACACTTCGGAGACTGTAGTGATGACTTTAGTGGAAGGATCCGCAAAGATCAGCGATGAGCTTTGCGAATGGGATAGACTTCTGTTTTACCACTTGAGCCGCGGTGAATCAGAGGAATATCTTAGTGACCCAGATGAGTCACCCAAGAGAAATTCTCTGAAGCTTCGCCGCAGAAAGGTACTACCATGGTAAAGGTTGTGAAACCTTCACTAAGCGTCCTTCTTGCGGGATTTGACAATAACGTGGTAACACGTTATTGTGCGATCCAGTCTGGCCTTGCTGAGTATGTACAATTTTGTCCTGACTTGATTTACAGTGACTCTCCTGTCACTGATATTATAGTCAGGGCATTTTCGCACTACCGGCAGGATCTTATTGAACGGCTCAGAGAACTCGATGAACCACGTCGTAAAAATGCGATTGATGGCATGAAAGTGACCGTCAATCGCTACGTGGACATCGACTTCTTCGGAGTGTCCGAACAACAAGAGAGCTTCTGGGACTAAACAAGTCCTAGAATCTGCCCTTACTTAAGGGCAGAGGGGAGCTGTGTAGCACCACCCGAG